CTGACTTGTTAAAGGCCAAACACTTTATAGATCTTGAATTACAGATGGTTTATGGAACAGATGCCAAGGGTAATAAAATAGGAGATTATTCAATAGAAGTTTCTCTTTAACTATGAGGTAGCTATGAATTTATATGAGTTTGATGATCGTATTCTAAGTGAAAGAAACGGAAGAAAGCCTATATATGTGAACAAACATCTTGCTAAAAAGTTTAAGGATTTTTGTGAGAGCCAACAGAAATCACCACATAAAGTGGCTGAATATCTAATATCTTTAGGTATGAACTCTGTTAAGTATTACGAAGAACCTAAAGTGTCTGTTGACATCGAAGCTCTTTAAATAGGTTTTTGACATTAGTTAGCGAGTCCATCGCTTGCATTTCTTCGTCTTTAATAGTTTTCTGTTTACTGCCGTCTGGAAAAGTAAAGATAACTTTTTGTGGGTCTAGTGCAACCAAAGCATAAACATCTATTGCATCTTTATCGTATTGTCTTTTTTTGGTAAACGAACCACGCCTAAAGTCATACTCCCATGACACTCTATGGTTTCTTATTTTAGATTGTGTTTTAACTTGGCACTTGTATAGCGTATGGTCAACATCAAAGATGATGTCTGCCTCCGCGCTGTGTGGAACTATAACCACAGTATCTGCGTGTAAAGAAAGTAGCGAGGCTACTAGGTATTCTCCAGATCGGCCAACTCTTTCTGATTGGCGTGGCATGGGGTTATTGTGGCTGTCTGCCTATGTTAAATGCTCTTTGCAATGCAGCCATACTTAGGTTTTCATTACCACCAATCTGTTGCTCTATTACACCAGCCTGTCTAGTAACTGCACTTGGCGGTAAAATTCTTTGTGCTTGGCCAACCTTATAAGCGGCCTCTCCAACTAATCTTGGTGATGTTGCTGCTAACAAACTAGCCATTTGTGGTGCTGTTGCACCATAAAACCCACCGACACCTAAAGCACCAATCGGACTAATTTGTCTAGCTAAACCTGTTGGTGTAAATCCACTTAGAGTTTCACCTGCAATTTTTGGTGTTAAGCTAACATCTCCTGCTTTCTCTAATTGTTTTAGTAATTCTAATCTTATGCCAAAGTTTGTATTAACATTGGTTCTCATAACTGATAGAAGTTTTCTTAATGCAGTATCAGCTGTTGCTTTATTACCCAAACTTAAAGCTTTTTTCATTTCTTTTTCTAAACTAATAGCCTCTTCATAAGCTTTCATAGTTTTAGCATATTCTGGTGATGCTTCTTTAATAAGATTATTAATTGTTGTTCTTGCTCGTGTAACAACAGCAGCGCCTTTACCAGATGTTTTTCCAAATGTGTCAGCTTCTGGCATTAAATTATCTATTTTCTTTTTAAGAGCATCTAACCCTTCTACAGTATGAAACTTAGGATCAACAGACCAATCTAATACAGCATCTTCTATTTCTTTTAATTTTCTTAAACCGCCTGCATCTAAAGTTGTTTTACCTTTAAATTCAAAAGATTTTCTGATATTGTCAACACTTTTTAAAACAGGTGTAAACTCAATTTCTTTTTTTGAAACTTTAGCTTTTTTAATACCTTCTTGATATTGTGCTTTTCTTTTTTCTGCCATTGTTTTGATGCCTTTTCTAGCTTCTTCAACAATTTGTCTTGGGTCATCTTTTGATCGCATTGCTCTTGCAAAATCTGTGGCTTGTTGTCCACCAGTAGATCCTGATACAACAGCTGTTCTAATTGCTTCAGGACCAACACCTGTTGTCAAACCGAATACTGATTCAGCAACACCACCAACAGCTTTTGTAGGTAGAGCTAGTGGATCTATAACTTGTCCAGCTTTTTTAGCTGCTTCAGCAACTTCTTTTAATCCACCGACTTTGCCTGCTATTGAAGCTCCACCTGTTAATAAAACAGAAGCGTCACCTAAAAAACCAACAGGATCAGTTGCTATAGTTTTTTTAAGATTTTCCATGCCGCCATATCTATTAGCAAAATATTGACCAACAGCTTTTGCTTGTTGTTCACTAGCTTGCTCACCTGGTATTGCTAATTGAATAATACCAAGACCAAGTTCTCCGATAGATTTTGCTGTGCCGATTGGGTCTGTAACTGCTGTAAAAATATCTTTACCATATTGAAGTGCGCTACTAGGTATATTGGTTACAGCTTGTCCAGCAACCTGTCTTGCAGTTAAAGTTTCTGGAGCGGTTGTTACAACCTCTTCCATTGCTTTTAATTCAGATAATTTTATTGCCATATTAATCTATTTCTACTTCTTCAACTGTACCATTAGGTAATACCGCATAATATTTACCATTTGATTGGTATAGTGTTGTATTTTTTACAATAACTTTTTTGCTACCAGCTGGTATACCTTGTGGTAATAATGTAAATTTGCTTGTTATTTCTTCTTCAGTTATAGGAGTTCTTTTTTCGTAACCTTTAAATCTGCCACTTTCAACACCCATGTTGTAACCCTTAAGATCCTCGTTATAGCTTTCTACTTTTAGTCTAAACATTTCTTCCAATAAAGGTCCAACAACAGCTGGGTTTTGTAAAGAATCAACATCTCCGCCCAATCTTGCTATAACCCTCCAAGCATCTTTTTCAGTCATAACACCGCCACCAACAGTATCAATTCTGTTTGCTCCTATAAGTCCTTGCAATTTACCTTGAGCAATCGCTCTTGCTAATTCTTCTGTTGTTAGATTTTGACTACCAGCCAAGGTCTTAAACCATGTAGCCATTTGGTCTCCTAATCTTTCAATACCAACATTAGAATCTGTAATATCTTTCCAATAGCTTAATATTTGTTTTAAAGACTTTTCTTCTGTTACCAGCTCTTTGTTTAGGCCAGTAAATGTTTTAAAGTCTGGTATGTATCTTTGTTCTTCACCAGAGGTTGTCATTCTTGCTTTTGGATATTTTGCAAAAAATTCTTCAGCACTTAATTGACCTGTTGGCCCATCAAAAATTCTTCTATCTCCAACTATTATTTCTTTATAGTTTCCAGTTTCAGTCAGATATGTATTACCTTGTCTTGTATAAACTGTTGTATCTTTAATTTCTTTTAAACCTGGAACACCGCTAATTGAATTTGCAATTTCAGGTATTGCAACATTAAAAGGCATTTGTTGACCTGGCTGTACTACAACATTACCAATGTTTATAGGCTTGTCTGATGTGTTTTTAAATTCTACTAATTCAGGTTTATATGTTTGCCTTTTTTCACCAGCAAACATACGAGGGTCTATCCCAGCTTGATATAATTTAAGCATATCAGCGTATTGTGGATTTTGTGCTACGAATTCTCTTAAAGCTTTATCTTGTTTTGCTTGTTGCGTTTGCTGTTCAGCCAACTGCATCCTTCTAGGATCACCAGATAATATAGCAGACGATCTACCTAAACTTCTTTGTAAAGCAGCTAAACCTTCCTGCCTGCGCATGCGCGCCTGCTCTGGAGACACTTGCTCCATTGGGTCATAACCGCCAATCTCTGTTAGGCCTCTGCCTACTCTTTGACCCAACCCTTGAAATAAATTTGTTATTGCCATATTAATATCCTACAAAAGTTGGTATGACAGAATCTGCTTGTTGTTGTGATGGTGAAAACAGATTACTAAATATTGGTTGTGCTGTGTTTAAAAGACCTAGGCCAGCTTGGAACTTTTCTAAACCACTAGGTTGATAACCACCAGTTTGTGTAATTGTTGGTTGCACACCGCTCACACCAGTTGCTAATAAACCAAGTTGTTGTCCTGGATAAGCTAATGCTCTTTGGAACTCGCCTCTTTGTGCATCTATAGCTCTTTGTTGTAGTGCTTGCTGTTGCTGTCCTATACCACCTAGTAAACCAAGTCCTCTCAATTGCTGTCCTTGTAAACCACCTAGCAAACCTGCTCTTTGCGCACGCGCCTGCATCTCTAATTGTGGTTGTGTTAATGCAGCTCTACCAGCAATATCTAAACCAGCTAACTGTCTTTGTTGCTGTAGCTGTGCTTGTTGCATACGTCTTTGCTGTCCTAGCTCTGCACCAAAGATACCTGCTTGCTGACCAAGTTGTGCTTGCTGTGCTGCTCTTTGAGCTGCAATGTCTTGACCTGCAAGACCTGCTTGCTGACCAAACTGAGCTTGTTGTATAGCTCTTTGCTGTTGTTGCTCTGTACCCATTAAACCAGCTTGCTGTTGTAATTGTGCTTGCTGTAATGCTCTTTGTTGCTCTTGACCAGCACCAAATATGCCTAATTGTTGCTGTCTTGCTAAATCAGATTGTGCTGCTCTTTGCGCTTGTTCAAATCCTGCTTGTCTTAAACCAGCGGCTGTTTTAGCCATTTGTTCTACATAAGGTCTTTGTGACTCAGATTCTAATAATGCAGATCTTGAACCACCGAAAGCACCTGCTCTGATTGCTCTTTCCTGCGCACCGCCACGCGCTATATCAGCTTGTCGCTGTATATCCTGCATAGCTGTGTCTATAACTTGTTGTTGGAACGGTGATTGATATGCACCTATGTCTTGACTTAGCAAACCTTGAAATTGCGGTGTAGATACTTGACCTATTTGTGCGGCTGACGGACCTGCTACAGGACCTATCTGTGCGCCACCAAAAGTAGGTGTTGCTTGTATTTGTGCCGCACCTGGAGCTTGTGTTGTTTCTATCGTTGGTGCTTGAAAACCAGTAACAGGTTGAATGGTAGGTGTATATTGGTCTTGTGCCATACCTTGTAAAGCTTTGGTTGGGTCATAACCCATACCAGATTCAAATAATCCTCTAGTAGCTTGAAATTGTCGTAGTTGATCTGGAGAAAAGCCAGCGACCATTGGTCCTGTGTAAGGTACAAAAGGTTGTTGAGCAATTTGTTGCGACCTACGATATAGGTCTTGTTGCATTGCTTGTGTTTGCGGATCTACTTGTTGTGTAGTTGTTGTTTGTCCAGCAGCAGAACCTCCGCCACCAGTTAAACTTTTAACTGCGCCCACAGCTCCTGCTACTTTTCCTACTCCTGCTATGACTGGTAATGCTTGTGGCATACTATCTCCTATAAATCTTTACTTAATAACACTTCTTGTTTTATGCCTAAGTGTTTTGCTTTTCTAATCCAACCTTTTCTGCCGCCACCGTATAATCTTTTAATGCCAGCTTCTTTTGCGTATGTTTCTATATGTTTAAACATTTCTTCAAATTCTTTAAAGTTTCCTGCAAATACCAATATGTTCATTGATAACATTTGCGGAAAAGGTATTATCTCTGTGACCATTGCTGATTTTTTACCTGGCCATAAAAGAGCTATACCATTTCTTATTTTATCTTCTATGTCATCAATTGTATAGGTATCTTGGTATTTCATAGCTTTTTCAAGCCATGGCTTACATCTTTCCCATTCAATCTCCCAAGGTTCTCTTTGTTCCTTTGGGTGTAATTCAACTACTGTATTAGTCGCCTTTTGCATATTCTACGATGCTCGCATAAACAGTTAAATTACCAGCACGATCTGCTTGTATTTTTACAACATCGCCTTGGTGTAATACTAAACTTCTAGTTAATAATTCTTCAGTATTGTAAGCAGTAATAGTAAATTCTTTAAATAAGGTATAAGTAGTAGCATCATGCGTTACAGTAACTGTTATATTAGTTTGTTGATTATCATGGTCACAAACCAAAATAGATTCAATGATTGCAAAAGTAAAATCATCACCGCTTGGGGATGTATATAATGTTGTTAAATCTGTAGTGGTAAGTATTTCATGCGCTGTTTCAGCTCTTTGTATATATTGTCTTTGTGAGGATAAATCCATTATCTTCTACCTCTTGGTCTTATATTTAATCTTATATTACCAACTTGGAAATCTTGTGTTGTGCTACCTGTTACAGTCATCTGTACTTGTCGTGCTGTAAACCTAGCATCGGTATATCCATCATTCTCAAAGGTAAAACTACCAAAGTCTGTCTCGCTACCTAATGGGGTAAACTTACCTTTAAAACTTATTGTTACACCTGGTAATGTGTTTGCCTCTTCATCTGGAATAATCTGATTACATTGTACATAGTTATCGCCATTACCTAATTCTATTGGACCGCTTGTGCAAAATGGCACATCGCTGTTTAAGTTTGGA